TCCCAGAAGCACCAGAGGCAATTTCGTATTCTGTAACTCCACCATTTTGGACTCCAGAACCTAATTTACCTACTACTCGTGCTCCGAAAGGGGCATTTTTGTTAGCCATAATAAGTCACCTTATATTTGTTATTTAAAGTTTGGTAATCAACTACGTTGACCACCGCCAAAAGTTACTTTGCTTTTTCTCTCTGGATTTAAAATCGGAGAGCTTGGATCTGATTCCCTCATCAAATCGTTATCTACAGCATCTTGCTGTGTCTGAGCACGTGCAGCATAGTAGGAGTTTCTCTCTTCACGTGTTTCATTAGGAATCTTAGCCAATAGCAAACCACCTCGCGCTACAACTCCTGCATGTTTACCTTGTTGTACGCTATCAAAACGATCTTGGTCAGAATCTTCTAATTCTTCAGATCTTACTAGGTCAAAACCTTCGCTTAATCTTGAAGAAACATTCTTACGATCTTCTTGGCCTACAATTTCAGCTCTAATCCACCTGTAAGTGTAACCTTCAGGTGCAGGAGGAGTATCCAACGTAGATGGTGGGCTCCATGGTTTGCGAGCTTCTTTTTTAGCTCGTGTGTCGGCAGAACGTGGTGTTCTGTTTGAATTGTTGTTATCTTTTTCAGTCATAACTATTACCTTTTAACATATTTTGCGTACTCTTTCAAAGGTACGTTTAATTTTTTTGCCATTTGAACTTCACTTGGAGAAAGTTTTATCTGTTTTTTACCAGAATTTCCGCTTACTCTACCAGCTGAAGCAACCTTTTGTGATGGCTTAGATTGGGCTGATTCTCCAAAATAATCAGGATGTTTGGCCTTAATTCTTTTGTTTACCTCAGTAAAATATTCATCACTTTCAATTACAAACCCCTCATCTTCTAATTCTTGATGTATTTGAACGCCACTTTCGTGCATAATTGGGTTGTTTAAAAACCACCCATTACCGTTATCAATCCATTCTTGCATTTTAGGAGAAAAGGTACTTTGTTGTTGAACTGGTTGTTGTACATAATTATATGCATTTTGGTCTACTATATTTTTTTGTCGTGCAATATTTAATTTGCCCTCTTGCACTTTTTGCTCTTGTACTGCTAATTTAGCTAAAACATCTTGAGCTTGAGCAACTTTTTCGTAATCAGAAACTTCATGTGCTTTTTGTAAAGATGCCATAGCTTGTGCTTTTTGTGCTTCTAATCTATTTTCTGATTCTGATAAGCTATTTTGTTGAACTGTATTTACAGAATTTTCAAGCCTACTAACTTTGTGCTGTAATGATTGAGCATACTGCAAAGCAGAATCTTGACCTCTTTCAGCCTCTCTTAGCTTTCTAGTTAGGGTGTTTATTCTTTTTTGTACTTTATCTGAATAATCTTGTAATTCTTCTTTATCAGATTCTACTTCAGATTCAACATTATTGTTGTCTTCATTTTGTTCTTCAGGGGCATCAGCAGACTCAGCACTATCTTCAAGTTCTACTATTTCACCTTCTTCAACTATTTCTTCATTTTTTACTGCTTCTTCAGACATTATTTCTCCTTATACTGCAAGAATATCATCAGGATCAAGTATGGTAGCTATAACCTCATCATCATTTATGATACGACACTCAGACTCGTCTCCAAGCTTGAATCTAGCTCCTGCATACCTGCCTATTAATACCCATTGTTTTTCCTGACACCAAGGATGATCAAATTTACTTGCATCCTTATAGCAATCAGGACCCATTTTTACCACATAACCAACAACCGTAGCCAAAGATTCTCTGTCTACTGTTTGTTGAACTAAGTGTATTCCACCTTCAGTAACCGCTTTGCCTTTATAGGGTAAAATTAATATTCTCCACCCTGTAGGTTGTGGCATACGATCTAAAAATGATTTTTCTAATAACGTTGGATCTAAAACTCTCGCTGATTGTGATACATAGGCTGAATTTTCATTAGTTTCTTCAACCTCTGTTTCTTGCGAAGTTTCTTGTTCTTGTTGTTCTTTGAGTTTTTGTTCTGCTTCTATTGACTTGGCTACGTGGTCAGGTACCTGTATCTTTGATGTCATCTTGTATGTTTTTCCCTAGCAGCTCTCTAAATATATTTTCTGCGTCAGCGAGAGAACTGTACCGCCCACGCAAAAACTCGTACTGAGAAAAATCACTACAGCCTGCTAACATAGCATCTTTAGTGTCTTCTCGCCTTGCTTCTATTTCTTTTAAAAACTTTTTAGCAAGCCAAACCGCATCCATCAATAAACACCAGAAAACTTACCGCCAAACTCTGCAATACCCATGCCTCTAGCTTTACCTTTACCCATACCAGGCTTAGGTTTTACATTTGTATCAAATGTTCCTTGGTTTGTTTTCAAAGACACGCTGCCTTTGTTACTGTAAGGATTTTTATTTTTCATTACAGTAGGTGTTTTTTGTTGATTGATTTCTGTTCTTTTAATCATGTTTGGTATTATGAATACTTAAATTAAATTTTGCAACTATTAATTTCTGGTAAGTAAATCTAAATTTTTAAATTCACGTTGTTGGTCTAGCCTAGCTCTTGCTGTTTCATCACGCATTTCAGCTATTTCTTCTGATGCGTCAATTCTTTCTCGATCTATTTGAGCTCTAGTTGCAGCGTCTTGTGCTTTTCTATTTTCTTGTGCTACAAATTGTTGTTGCTCCATAGCCAATTCCTGTCCTTTTAAAGCTAACTCTTGTTTTCTTATAGCTACTAATGGATCTTCGTCATCAGGAGATGCTATTTTAGATGTATATTCGGCAATAAGCTGAGACATGATTGGAGCAGAAAATTGTGCTAACAAATTATTAGCCTCTCGCATAATAGCTTGCTGTTCAGCTGGGCTAACTTGTTGAGCTTGCTGTTGTAACTGTTGGAACTGTTGCATAGCCTCTGGTGGCATTTGTTGCTGGGCTACAATATCAGCTTTCATTTGTAAATGCTCCATAATATGTGCATGTATTAAAGCTTGTACCTGTGCGTTCATTTGAACAGGAGGTGTATTTAACAAACTCATGTGTGTTGCAACATGTGCGTCATGGTTTTGTTCTGGAAAAGCCTTAGCAGGATTACCCAGTAATAATGCGTTATTTTCAAAACCAGCTTCTTGTGGTTGTGGTTCGGTTGATGGAGGCGGCATTAATATTTGTTCTATATTATCCACTCCAATTGCAGCATACATACGCTTGTATGACTCATAAATACCTGCTGCGCCGTGTACTTCTGGGTTAGATTGCACTAATTGCATCATTTCTTGTGCCATAGCAATACGTTGTGATTGGCTAAATATATCTGGATTAGATATCGGAAAAATATCAACCCTTTCATCAAAATCAGTTAATTTAATACTGTTATTAGCATTTGCTACGTTGTAAGGGTACTCTTGCGGTAAATATTCTTGAAATACATTAGCGAGAATACGAAATTCTTTCTTTTGTGAGTTATGTAGTCTTTTATGTATAGCAGACAAAACTTTTGTAGATCTTTCAAGCAAGGCTAGTGTTGTTCCAACAGGGGCATTTGGATTGCCTTGACCTACGTTTATTTCAGCAATAGATGCAAACCTTTGGCCTGCATTTACCAGTAAATTTAATAAGCTTAAAAGTGTTTGACTAGGCTCTTTAAAAGGTAATGGCTGTATAGCTTGCCCTAAAATACCTCCTGGAGCATCAACATCTCTAAATTCACCTGGTTGTAAGGGTGTATCTTCGTCTCTGATCCTAATTCCACGTGTTTTAAACCCTGCAGGCAAGTTTGCAAGGGTACCAGCATCAATTAACTGTCTTAATATGCTTGTAGAGGCCTTTGAAAGACCGCCTATCATGTGTGTCAAACCAAATCCATAGAATCCTAAGCCAGGTAAAAACTTGAAATGCACAAAATACTCTATTTTTTTACGTAATGGGTCATTTTCTGCATAATTACGGTAAATACTCAAGACACTATTACTGCTAGCATCTATAGTTACGATATAAGGTAGCTTTACACCAGTCATGTTACCGTTTTCATCCACATCTTCAAAACCATCTATATCTAAATTACAGTGTACTTCGTATAAAACAGATACTTCACCCAGATCATAACTAGGTTCAAGGCCTGATAACTCATCTATTTCTTCTTGAACTTGGCTATTTTCAGGAGAATAACTATTACTTACGTCAACTTTTTTGTAAAAACCTATAGCTTGCAGCTTTTTAAGCTCGTTTTCAGGCATTTTTACTACATTTGTTATTCTAGGACAGGTTTCTAAGTCAGTTGAGAAATAAGGAACAATTAAATCCTCTGGTGCTATAAATTTAGATACAGCACGACCAAGATTTTCATCATAATATATTTTTTTGAAGGCTGAACCTGCTAAAGGTAGATAAAAAAGCATTTGATCTAACTCTTCATCAAACTCTTCCATAACATGCACAATTTGATAGTTCATAAAATCAGCAACTCTTTGCGCTTGTTCTTCTACTACTGAATCGTATTTGCCAACTACTTGGGTCTTTACAGGACCACCTGCAGGTAATAACTCTTTATAGGCTTGAGCTTGAAAATTAGTTACAGCTTCGCCTAATAAGGGGTGTATGACACCAGAGGCACCAGCAAAAGGCTCTGACCTTTCTTGATCAAATTTCATGCCTAGGTATTTAAGACCGTCTGTATAAGTTTTTTCCCAGTCTTCTCTTGAAGATTTATCTTTTTCGATACCTGCTGTTAATTCTATAGATATTGTATTTAGTTGGTTGTCGTCCAAAAACTCAGCTAAATTAGATCCAAAGCCATCATCTATTGGCATGTCATCCATACCACCTAAAATAGCACTACCGTCTTCTTGTAATTCAAAATCCTCTTCGTTTGCTTCTTCTATTGCCTCCACAGCAACCGTCATATCTTCAGTACCTTGTAAAGAATCTATTGGCTCTGGGGTGTTGTCTTGTTTTTCTATTGCCATTAGTAATATGCCCTTTTAATTACCGCTCTTTCTTCGTCTGCATAATCATCATGTAGCGAAACCAGACCGCCCTCCCTAAAACGCATTAGGGCTTGAGACATAGTATCACATAAATCGTCATTTTTACCAAAAGGAAAAGCTGCACATTCTTCAATCATATCTTCTGCAAACTTTTTTTGTGGTGCCCACACCAAACCAGATTCAAATATAGGTGCAACAGAGTGCATTCTTGTAGACTTATCATGTCCTCTGGTCGGAGAGTAATTTACGACAGGGATACCTAATCTACGTAGTTCGTGTGTAAGCGGCGTACCAGATGCCTTAGCTTCTACTAAAGTCATATCAGGATCCCAATATTTATATTCCTCGTAAGCTACCCGTTTTAGTTCAGGAAAGTCCCATCTACCTTTTTGGGCATCAAGCAAAATAATTGAATCTGGATCATCAGGAGTAGGATTAAATACACCCCAGGTAGAAATAGCAGAATAGTCACTATTTTGCTTTTTACTGTAGGCAGTATCATAACTTTGAATAATGTATTTAACTGGCGGCAAGGAATCATACTCCCAAGCGTTCCACCACTCACGTTTAATTATAGAACCTTCTTCTGCGGTTGGGGTTTGCATCCACTGGGCGTTCCATTTTTGTGTGGGTAGTGAAGCTTTTACTTTATTAAGTTCGTCTATATTCCAAAACTCAGGCCACAAAGGATTACCAGAGTCTTCAAAAATAGCAGGGAACTCTACAATATCCCATTGGTCAGCTAACTCTTCCTTTTGGGCTTCTAATAACTTTTCTGTAAGATCTAGTGAACTCCACCTAGTCATCACCAATATAATAGCTCCACCAGGCTGTAAACGCTGTCTAGGTCCAGAAGTGTACCATTCCCAACAAGCCTCCATAGCAGTAGGACTAAGTGCGTCTTGTTCTGAGTGTGGGTCGTCAATTATAAGTAAGTCCGCACCACGACCTGTTATAGCTCCACCTACACCCGCAGCAAAGTATTCGCCCCCTTTATTTGTTTCCCAACGTCCTGCAGACTTTGAATCGGCTTGTAGTTCTACCTTACTAAATATTTTTTTATACTCTTCAGTATCCATCATGTTTCTAACTTTACGACCAAACCTTACAGCTAGCTCACCTGTGTGAGTCGTTTGCATTATTTTACGGTTGGGCTGTTTACCCATAATCCAAGCAGGAAAATACGTAGAACAAAACTCGGATTTGGTGTGTCTTGGTGGCATATTAACGATTAATCGTTTACATGTGCCGTTAGCAACTTCTTCTAGCTTTTGTGCAAAAATTTTATGATGTCTGCCACAAATAAACTCTGGCCACATGTAATTAATAAAATCTAAAAAAGATTCTTGACATTTATTTTGTTGTTCGATTAAAGCAAGACGCTCTTGCAACATAAGAGTTTCGCGTATTTCTGAATCAGATAAATGCGAAAAATTAGGATTGGTCATCTCTTATAATTTTATCAATTTGTTTTTCTATTTGTTTGACGTTTTTTTGAGCTGCTGCTCTTTCTACTGGATCAATATTTTGTGACAAATCAAGCTCTCTTTTTCTTTGTTGTAATAAAGGTTTTATTTTATTCATGGCGTTTTTACTTAATTTAAATTTACCTCCTGGTCCTACCATAGATTCAAAAAATCCACCAACACCTTTGCCTCGTAATCCCATCCTATCAACCAAGCGTTGTCCGCTAGGATTTAATATTTGATAAAGAGGACCACCAAAAGCTTCACGAGCTTCAAGGGGCGTTATTGGTCTTATAGAACCAACATCTGGTATAGGACACACTTCAGGTAAGTCGTTTATTTTTATGTCACCGCCTTTTGCAAAACCTGCATATTGTTTGCGTGGATTTTCAAAAAAATATTCAGATTTTGGGTGTCTATAGGTAAAACTTTCTGGGTCTGTAGTACTTAAACCAAATTGTTTTAAATAATCTTCTGATTGTTGATAACTTCTATGTATGCCTTCGATAGCTTCTGGGTCATCGTATCTACCGTATTGTGTTGGTCGTGTCCCTAATTTATATCCAATAAAATCTTCTAAAGCTTCACGAGCACCTTTAGTTACAAATTTAACGTTTGGGTCACTTGGTATCAGACCTCTTATGCCTTTCGGCAATAAATATTTAACATTTTTTAACCTATCAGTTGGTTTACCAGTTAACTGTTCATCTCTAAATTGACCAACATGAAACAACTCTTCATTCAACTTACGTAGTTTTTGGCTATAAGGTAGGCTAACAGGTATATTGATAATAGCTTCACCTGCAGGGTCTATAAATGGTCTTGCCATAATAACGTTAGCCCTTGCTGCTTCTCCACTAAATTTAAACAAATAATCAATAATTCTTTGTCTTTTGTTTTGTGGATTGCCGTATTCATAATCTAGCACAGTAACATTGTGATCTTTTTTTAGTTTTTTAAGTAATGCAAGGTATTGTTTTTCTGCTTCTTTTTCTTTTTCTAAAACACGTAGTTCTTGCGATATACTTGAATCTTCGTTTTTTGGATTCATTTGATATTTTACTATGTCCAAGGTGTCACCTGTACGCCCTGTATTTTCATAAAATTTTATAATATCTTCTTGTGTTATTTTTTTATCGGCATACAACCTTGTTAAATCTTCGACAGTTTGAAAATCATAGTCTTCAACAAAATCTGTATTTTTATTTTTAATAGCTTCTAAATAAGACTGTTCTGGTTTGTGTAAAGACCAAGTAGCTTTTATGTTATTGTTTGCTACAGAACCACCAGCACTAAAACTTAGTTTTTTTTTTGACCTAATCCCATACCCATTTGTGGGACATTTTGTGACTGTATGGCAATAATTTGTTGTTGGACTTCATCAATTTGATCTGCAACTTCCTGCGCTCTTTCAAATTCATTATTTTTTAACAACATTTCATAAGATGTCATTAAGTTTTTAATACGAGCATTTAAAGAAAATATTTGCTCATCTGGAGATCTGCTTTGAAACATAGGTTCGTTGTCTGGTGTAAGCATACTACGAGCTATAGCTATATCTTTATCAGATAAACGACCTGATTGCCTTTGAACCATATCTATTCTTGCATCCATCATATCACTAAGACTAAGAGATTCGCTAGGTGTGAGCATACTTTGAGCAATAGCTATATCTTGATTAGATAATGCACCACCATTAGCCATCATCATAGGCTGTTGTGGTACTTCCATTTGCGGTTGCTCCATTTGTGCTCCACCAAGCAACTGCTCCATATCTACGCCTAATACTTGAGCTGCTTGCTCTAATTCAGCCTCAGTAATACCGTATTGTGCTAAAAATGCAATTATTTCATCTTCACTTAAGCCTTGTTGAATGAGTGTTTCAATAACTTGTAGGATTTGTACTAGTCCTTGTTGAGCTTCTTGCACTTCCATTTGACTGACTTCGCCCATAGGCATTTCAGGTTGCATTTGTGGTTGCATCATATCGCCTTGCATGTCTAACTCTCCTCCTTCAGCAAACATTACAGATACTGGTTTTAAAGCTTGCTCTTCAATAGTAGGTGGTAACACTTCGTAGCCAAACCTTTCATAATCATCAATTGTAGGAACTTTTGAAACTTCCGTTCCTCTAATGCCTCCGCGTTCTTGTCTTTCTAATTCTTCTTTGTATCCTTGCTCAACATCATTAAAATAGTTTTTTGGTATTTGTGATATATCTGCTACAGAATTTTTAATTTGTTGAAATCCGTCTTGTAAAGAAATTTGCAATCTAGCAATACTTGCTCCTACTTCTTTTGGATCACTAAGTGCTAAAGGTAATCCAACTCCAAAAGTCACACCAGCCGCTGCTCCAGCTTTAACTAAATTGGGATCAATAAATCTTTTGGCACCTACTGGCACTGCTTGGGTAGCGGGAGTTTTAGGTATAGATCTTGTACCTAATATTTTAGCTAAACCACTTGCTACACCCATTAGTTAAATACTCCTAGAAAAAAACCCTTGTCATCTTTTTGGTTGACTGTTTTCTCAATATTAACTGCCATATATCTACTCCAAATTGGGTGCAGTCTGTACGGAGGTAATATGAAGTACAAGTGTGACCACACCCTTGTTTATCCGATTGTATCATTAAAAATAAAAAATACTAGATTCTTTTAAAAATTAAAATTGTGTGAGAGAAATCTTGTACTTGTATATGTATATATATTATAGGGTCAGTTTTTTGGGGGTGGGGGGTCTTAGATAATTGTATCTGTATATAAAAATGGGGGGTCTAGGGAACCTAGTTTTTATGGCAATAAAAAAAGGGAGCAATTAACTCCCTTGTTTATTGTGTATGATCTAGATTAGGCTAAATCCATATACCAAGAACATATATCCCAAGAAATTGTATCCTTTGGAACATTTATACAAGCTCCGTCATACCAGTTTAAATACCAGTATTCAATCTCATGTATTGTTTTGTTCATATCAGTATATATTCTAAACTCATCACTAGGACCACCCCACGACAATTGTAGTCTGTAATATCCCTCGCGTTGGTCATCAAATGTGTAAGGTTCTACATAATCCCAACTTAATGATGTTTGATTTACATAATCAAATAAATCCTCGTATTCGTGGAAATAGTTGCCTTTGTGTTTATCAATTACTTTTAATGCTATTTGTTCGCCCTCTGTCGCGTTCTCGTAGTCCTCAAAGAACTGTTGAACATCTTTGTATAATTGCTCTTGTTCTGCGAACTTGTCGGCTACCAAGTCAATACATTTCTTTTCTTGTGTGTTATTCATTATTACCACCTTTTAAGATGTCATAATCTTTTTGTGTTGCTTTACCATCTAACAATTTGTCTAATGCTTTTAATTGTTCTAATGAAAAATCTTTCACTTTGTCAACATTAACAGCCTCGCCAAAGTTGGGCATTTTAATTTCTTTTGTATTCATATTGTATTACTCCGTATTAATTAATATGTAATATGTATTATACATGATATTGTTTACAATTTGTAAAATAATGTGATTTTTTTTGCGTGTATGAAAGACTAACAAAGAAGATG